CCCACGGAGGACTCAGTGGCACATGCAGATGACGATGTCGTAATTGACATCAACGAGCAGTACATAGACCGAATGGTTGAACTTGAAGCAGAACTTGCTAAGGCACGGGAAACCATCGCCGAACTCAAGAAGAACGCCGATGCGACTGTTGACCCTGAAGAGGATGACTCTCCAGTTGACGAAGAAGAGGCACTGTTGAAGTCCCTTCCCGAGCCAGTTCGTGAAATGCTCGCCAAGGCTGCATCTGAAACAGCAGCAGCCCGTGAAGAACTCCGCAAGGAAAAAGAAATCCAGCGTGACCGTGAGTTCGTGGCTAAGGCTTCCTCATGGGACAAGTTGCCTCTTGACACCGCAGACTTCGGTGTTGCTCTCCGCAAAGTTGCTGACATCAACTCAGAACTTGCATCAACGATTGAAAAGGCTTTTGACGCTGTGAACGCACAGCAAGAAGCAGCAGCAATCTTCTCAGAACTCGGCGCTTCCAACCGCTCAACATCCAGCGATGCGTATGGCAAGGTTTCAAGCCTTGCTAAAGCAGCAGTGGATGCAGGCGAATACGGAACTGTTGAGCAGGCAATCAGTGCTTTGGTTGCCAAAAACCCTGACCTCTACAACCAATACCTCTCAGAGAAGTAAGGAAGGAAACCCCAAATGGCATACGAGATTTCAAATTACAGCGTCAAGGTCAGCCTTGTCGCTGGCGGAGACCTCTCATCTTTGCAGTATCGCTTCGTGAAGTTGAACTCAAGTGGACAAGTTGTGACTATTGCAGCCGCAACTGACCGTCCAATCGGTGTTCTTCAGAACGCTCCTGCATCGGGTGGCGTCGCTGAAGTTCTTGTTTCGGGTGGCACCAAGTTGGTGCTCGGCGGAACAGTAACCGAAGGTGGCATTGTTAGCCCATCTTCAACTGGTACAGCAGTAGCAATTGTTGCTGGTACCGACACCACAAAATACATCTGCGGAACCGCTCTCACAGAGGGCGCTTCAGGAGAAATCATCACAGCCGTAGTTGCACTCCAGTCCGCTGGACGAGCAGCGTAAGTAGAAGGAATAACCTAAAATGGCACAGCCAACACAGACATCAGTACACATTGATGCGATTCTGACAAACATCAGCGTGGCTTACATGCAGATGGCATCAAACTTCGTGGCAACAAAGGTTTTCCCTCTTGTTCCCGTTGACAAGCAGAGCAACAAGTTCTTCAAGTACACCAAGAACGACTGGTTCCGAGATGAAGCACAAGTTCGTGCCGATGCGACCGAATCAGCAGGTGGCGGTTACAACTTGTCAACCGATTCATACGCAGCACAAGTTTGGGCTTTCCACAAGGATGTGGGCGACCAAACCCGTGCAAACGCTGACGCACCAATCAACCTTGACCGTGAAGCCGCTGAGTTCGTAACCAGCCGTATCCTTCTCCGTCAAGAAATGGATTGGCAGTCAACATTCTTCACCACAAGCGTTTGGGGCACCGACTACACAGGTGTTTCAGGCACTCCTTCAACTGGTGAGTTCAAGCAATGGTCTGACTATACGAACAGCGACCCACTTGAGGACATTGAAGCCGCTAAGGAAAAGATTCTTTCCACAACTGGTTTCATGCCGAACACATTGGTTCTCGGTTATCAGGCTTTCCGTAAGTTGAAGAACCACCCTGACCTTGTTGACCGTATCAAGTACACAACTTCAAATGTAATCACCGAAGAGATGATTGCTCGTATGTTTGAAGTTGACCGTGTTCTTGTAACAAAGTCTGTAAAGGCAACCAACAACGAGGGCGCTTCCGAGGCTTACTCATTCGTTCACGGCAAGGCAGCAATGTTGTGCTACAGCGCACCAAACGCAGGTCTCCTTCAGCCTTCGGCTGGATACACCTTCGGCTGGACAGGCGTTTCAGGTGGCATTGGTGCGACCGTTGGTACAAGCCGTTTCCGTATGGACTCTCTCAAGTCAGAGCGTATTGAGGCTGAAGCAGCATGGGACCACAAGGTCGTCGCTGCTGACCTCGGTGCTTTCTTCGCTACCTGCGTCGCTTAGTACAAGGAGTGGCTCAAGTGCCCGAAATGTACGAAGTGCTTCGTGTAATCAACAGTGGTGATGGTTCCATCTACGCTGGCACGATAGTTGATGCGTCTGAGTGGCGTAACAAGAAAGCGTTGATAAACGCTGGGCGGTTGCGTCGCTTAGAAGAAGATGAAGTTGTTCCCGCTTCGCCAAAGCCAAAGGCTGCAAAGCCCAAGGCTTCGGCAAAGCCAAAAGTTGAAGTAACTGAAGAAGTGATTGAAGAAGTGACCGAAGATGTCAATTAGTAATTACGCAGAACTAAAATTGTTGGACACCCTTGGTAACACCTCGTTTGCTGTAACGACTGCTTATGTAAAGTTGCATACTGGCGATGCTGGCGAGGACGGAACCAATAATGCGGCTACTGAGGCGACCCGTAAGGCTGTTTCTTGGTCGGCTGCTTCAGCAGGGTCCAAGGCATCTAGTGCGACGCTGTCATGGACGAATGTGTCAACTACAGAGACCTACACGCATTGGTCAATGTGGGATGCTTCAACGGGTGGTAACTGTTTGTGGACTGGCGCTTTGTCTGCTTCTGCTGCTGTTACTGCTGGCGACACTTTTGAAATCACCTCGCTGACGCTGTCCTTGGATTAGGAAGGTGATTCGTCATGGCGACGAACTTCCCTACATCTCTTGACGCTCTCACCAACCCAACTTCTAGCGATACGCTGGCGTCACCTGACCACGCTGGTCAACACGCCAATGCGAATGACGCTATTGAGGCTTTACAAGCCAAAGTTGGTATCAATGATTCTGCCGTTACATCAAGCCTTGATTACAAGGTCACAAAACGCCCTGTCATAACAAACGCACAAACAGCGTCGTACACTCTTGTCATTGATGACGCTGGAAAACTGGTTGAGGTTTCTAACGCATCGGCGAACACCCTGACTGTTCCCCCTAATTCAAGTGTGGCTTTTCCTGTTGGCACAATAATTGATGTTCTTCAGACGGGCGCTGGTCAGACAACACTTACTGCTGGTGCTGGCGTGACAATCAATAATGCGATTGGGTTGAAACTTCGTGCTCAATGGTCGGCGGCTTCGCTTATCAAAAGGGCGACTGACACATGGGTTGCTCTTGGTGATTTGAGCGCCTGATGCGTGGTGTATTTGCGTCTAGCGTTCTTCCAAAACCAATTGTGACCCTCGGGTCAACAACAAACTTCAACCAAGACCGTGCCACGATAAACGCCATTGTGGACGGACAGGGTCTTAGCACCACTGTGACGGCTCAATACAGTTCTAACGGTGGCTCAACCTACTCAACAGCCGTAGCGATGACTGGTTCCCCCACTTACGGTTCAACAGCCATGTACCTCAATGCGACTGGATTGACCGTCGGGACTTCATACATTGTGAGAATTACCGCCACAAACGCCAAAGGCTCAACAACTGTCCAAAACAGCAATGGCAACTTCACCACTTGGAGTCTCAAGACTTATCTGAAATCCACTTCAGGTTCGTACACGGTAAGTGTTCCATCCATAACGCCAACTGGCGGTTCGGCAATAGCACCAACTATTTATGAAATGCTCATTTATGGTGGTGGTGGCGGTGCCAACTATTCAGGTGGTGGAGGTGGTGGCTACAGGATTGCTTCTACCAAACTTTCTTCTGCTGCTGGAACTCAAGACATTACTGGCACAGTAGGAGCAGGCGGTGCTGGAGGAAATGGAGGTGGAGGTGCAGGTGGTGGAACAGCAGGTGGGTCAACGACCCTTGTTGTTGGGAACACGACTTACACGGCTGGCGGTGGTGGCGTAGCGAACTGGTTGACCCAAGGTGGTGCTTCGGGTACTGGAGATAACACTTCAAGAGCAGGCGGTACAGGCAACTACGGTTACACCTATGTCTCGGGTTACAACCAATGGACAGACCCGTCTTGTGGGTGCTGTGCTGTTGATAAGTACGGTCTTTGTGTTACAAACTGTACTTGCAATAACCCCAATAGTCCGATTTACTCTACCGATTTTAGTCGTTACGCAGGCGGTGGTGGCGGTGGCACTGACTCGGCTGGTACAAACGCAACATACCCTGACGGCGGAGGAAACGGTGGTAACGGTGGAGGGGCTTACGGTTTGAACGGTGGCAACGGCGGTCGTGCTGGAGGAACAGCATCTAACGGCTCTAACGGTTCTGTTGTGGCTGGTGGAGTGGCTGTAGGCAGAGGTGGAGAAGGTAACTTTGGCGCAGGACTTGCTGGTGGAGTTACCTTCAAGTATTACGGACCGTGAGGAAATAATGATTATCAAAGACTTTTCAATCAACGACATTGACACATATCGTTTATATTATGTGCTGGATAAAATCGCAGACACAGCGGTTACCTTGTATCGCCGCACTCCCGCTGGTGATGAACTATTTGAACATGCCGACATCCTCATCATGCGAGATGGGCATTTAGTTGTTGCTTTCAAACACCCCTTCTCTTACGCAGCGAATAATTGCCTGATTGCCAAAGTTGCGGGCACAGAAGAAGTTGTGAACCTGAACTGTTGGGAACGGCTAGTAGATGTGTACGACACCCCAATAGACAATACGGAAAACGGATTCTTTGTATTTTGTGATTCTGTCGCCATCGGTGACCCACAAGTTGAATGGCGATGCGACAACACGATGTACGGTCCAAAATCCTATTTGACGGATTTGGGCAAGACCGTATCTTCTCTCAGTAGGATTCTTGTCCACGAAAATATCTTGAGTTTGCATGGTGTTGGGTATGTGCTGTATCTCCATTTGTCCAACGACGCCGAGCAGCGTGAACTGTACAAAAACAACGCTGAATATCCATGTGTCGGCTTGACCATTTCTGAATTATTCAAGGTCATGCACGAATGGTCGGAGGTGACAAAAGCCCCTTTTGACAATACTGACGACATCGCCGTAGATGCGAAAAACTTTTTAGAGGCTTTTGAGTTTGATTCGGCATTGATAGACAACCAAGTTGATATGCAGGTTGTCAACTATCTCAAAGGTTCTACAACCGCACGGGTACGCCCTGATGGTGTCGTACCAAACAAGCCTGAGTTGATTGACT